TCGACAAAGGCTGCGTCTGATAGTGGTAAGGCCACAGTGCGTAGAAACAATGGTCAACAACCCATTGTTGCTATGCTCCGTGAGCTTTTCTTTAAAGCTAAGTACATCTCTGTGATCTGTCCATAAACGTTCAGAACAGGGACACTAGAGATATGCTCACAACCTCAGATGGTTATTGCTTCATTTTCAGATCCAGTAAGTGCTAGTACTAAATTCTCAGCCAGTAGACCTAATGGTCTACTTTCTTTGATTTTCTTACCGGCTATTGCTGGGTCTGATTCTCTGAATTGTTCCATTATTGCAGATCCAATGATGCTTCTGCAGGTCATTTCATCTAACGGTGGTTCAGGGTTCCTGGTTTGCCTATAGACTGCTTTAAGACAGTCTAGAGCCATTCCTTTCCCACTGACATACAACATCAGATATTCAGATACTGCTGCTTTGTCTCGGAATTTCTCAGAGGTAACTCTGTTAAACCCCTTGACAAAACGGTAGAATGAGGCAATCCCATCACAAATTCTCTCTCCGAAAACTCAACCTTTTCGTACTTCACCGTAAAAGACGGGGAGTAAGTCGTAAAACTTATCCGCTTCTTTCACTGCATGAATTGGAAAAGGAGTAATTTCCTTACCTCTAAGTATTAATCGTTTAGCGAATTCAGAGAATTCACTAGACTCATAAGTCTTAGATGGAGAAAATTCTACTCCTAACCCTTGGATTATTTCTTTATATGCATTAGCTAGATCATGATCTCCAATAAGGATATCATCACCTAATAGTGCATACTTAGAAGTCTTCCAATCCATTCCTAATTGTCTACAACAGTGATACATTATGTAATGATGAGCAACAGAAAAAATTGCTCATGATGTATAGGCTCCCATTGGAGTTCCTGTTTTATAATAAATCTTTTCAGTTTTATTATTAAACTTGAAATCGAATGGTAAACCTACCATAGTGTATTCCCAAGCAGATAAGAAGGATGAAGGGAACATACAAACAAAAATAATTTTAATAAATTTGATTGGGAATCTATCCGTAGCGGCCGTAAGGTCAATACTATAGAAACACTTTCAATCTACAATTTTATCTTTGAATGATCCTTGGTCCAGAGTACAATCTTGGGGAATCCGTCTTAATACTCGATAAAGTCAGTGATGGAAGGGCTGTAGCGATGCTTGACTTCAATAGTCTAGAATTGCTATAACTCTAACCTTCAATTCTTTATCTGGGAATCAAGATAATTTCCTAAGTCTTTGTTCAGGGTATCTGGGGTGGTGCTTATTGAGAAAATCATATTGTTCTAATAAACCTCGGATCCGATGTTCCAACTTTGGTCCTCCAAGAATGCATATTGAGTCTAATAGACGCTTGTTTAGGCGGATTAGACCCAAATCTGCAATCGAGGAAATCAAAGCTGGTCCATTAGGTCCAGATTTACTAGAGAAATGATAATCTCTAAAGAGAGCTGCCTTGGGTACTTTCGGGAGTAAGGAAGGAGTATACCGTAGTTCTCTCCAAAAGTCTCAAGCCCAGATTGGTTTCGGTAGCGAATGTACCTTAGGTACGTCGGCTATCGGCCCAATATCTGGTTTGTTACCTTTGGAAAGAGCTCTAGAGCAACATAATAAAGTCGTCAATAAGCGGATTTCCAACTCTCAAAGGTTGGGGTCGGCTACTTTGGCATCTTTAATATATTGTTCAAAGGGCTTGAGAATTACGGGTATTCCTTCTTTACTAACTTTGATCCCTTGGATTTGTTTCCTAGGAAATTCACCAGAAAAGTAGAGGAATAGGGCTGATCGAGTCAGTTTTAATGACTCAATCAATCCGACCACTCCACGATCCTTAGCTATCTTAGCAAAGGATGAGGCTATTATGTTCAATCCTGCCATAACTCGGTTCTTGTCACCGGTTTTACCCAGTGAGAATAACCATCCAATGACTTTTAAAGTAAAAGCCAGTAGATCGGCACCTCTGCTCAATTTATTGAGTTTGAGTGCTCCACTATAAGGTTTTTGTTTTAATTTCATTGGTTGTTTTGGAGGTTGATCCCGACTGCCTCAAATACGGAAAGTATGGGAGGAAGGGTCCCGGA